GGTGCTGGACGATTTGACCAACAAGGCGATCGGCACTGGGATCGGTGTAGAGCCGATGATCAAGGACGCGCGCGGCCGGCTCGCGCTGCGCATCAATGCCCAGGTGCGCGAGCTGTGGGGCGCCTGGACCGCCGAGACGGTCGACGCCAGGCGCGAGCTGCCCTTCGGCGACTTGCAGCGCCTGGTATTCCGCACGACGCTTCGCGACGGCGAAATGCTGACGCGGCATGTCGAGGGCGCCGCGGCTATTCGGCACCGCGGGCCCGTGCCGTATTCGCTGGAGCTGTTGGAGGCCGATCATCTGCCGTTCGATCTGTTCGACCGCGCGGAGATCGGCAACCGCACGATCCACGGCGTCGAGCTCAACGCGTGGGGCGAGGCCGTCGCCTATCACCTGACCGACTATCACCCGGGCGATCTGCACCTGGGAACAAATACTTTCCGCTCGACGACGCGCCGCGTCCCGGCGAGCGCGATCACGCACCTGAAGTTTTCGCGCCGGCTCGGGCAGACGCGCGGCGTCACGGTGCTGCACGGCGCGCTGAACCGCTTGCAGGACGTCAAGGACTACGACGAGAGCGAATTGATCGCCGCGCGCGTCGCATCCGCGTTTACGGTCGCGATCACGCGTTCGGAGGGCTTCCAGGGCTCGGTTAACGTCGAGGACGGGCGCCGGCAATACGAGCTCGCGCCGGGCTTGATCATCGACGATCTGTTACCGGGCGAATCCGTCGAGACGATTTCGAGCAATCGGCCGAATTCGGCATATGACAACTTCCGCGGCGCCCAGGTGCGCGGGGTCGCCGGCGCGACTGGCACCGCGTATAGCAGCGTCGCGCGCCGGTATGACGGCAACTATTCCGCGCAGCGCCAGGAGCTGGTCGAGTCTCAGATCGCCTACCAGGTGTTGCGGCGCTATTTCGTCGCGCGCTGGCTGCGCGAGGTCTACCGCCGTTTCGTCGATCTCGCGATTGCGGCGGGCCAGCTCGACACGCGCGGTGCGAATCTCGCGACGCTGTACCAGTTCCAGGCGATCGAGCCCGCGACGCCGTGGATCGATCCGGAGCGCGAAGGCAAGGCCGACGAGCTGCTACTGCGCAACCGGATCGCGAGCCGTCACCAGATCATCCGGCGCCGCGGCGGCGATCCGGCCGAGGTCGACGCGCAGATCGAGGCCGATCCGATGCGCGTGGACGATCACGACAACCCGGCCGGCGAGGATGACGATCCGCCGCGCCTCGAACTAATCGAAGGGGGCGCCGCGTGAGCACGCGCGATCTCGAGTTATCCGCGCGCCGCGAGCGCGCCATGTCGATCGAATTCCGCGCCGACGGCGGCGACGGGGAAACCTTCCGCGCGGCACTGTCCAGCGACGCGCCGATCCGGATCTGGTCGGATCTGGACGAGCGTCTGGTACACACCGCCGAGGCCGTCGATCTGTCGCGCGCCGTCGGCGGGCTGCCGCTGCTGTTCGCGCACGATCAACGCCAGCCGATCGGCCGCGTCGACAACCTGACGATCGAGGGCGGCGTGCTGCGCGGGGATTTCACCTTTGCGCCGAATGCGAAAGCACAGGAGATCCGCGCCGATGTGGCCGGCGGATTCCTGCGCAACGTGTCGATCGGCTACCGGATCCATGAGTGGATCGAAAAAGACGACGGCCGACTGATCGAGGCCACGCGGTGGGAGCTCTTGGAAGCTTCGATCGTGTCCGTGCCGGCCGATCCGTCGGTGGGACTTAACCGCGCCGCACCCGCGGCGACCATGCAACGAGGGGGAACCGTGGAAGAAAACACCGGGGGCGCGGGCGCGCCCGACTTCGGGAGCGCGCAGGAAATCGCGCGCCGTCAGGGCATCGAGGAAGGCCGCCGCGCCGAAACCGAGCGCCGCAACGCGATCGAGGCGCTCTTTATCGGCGAACGCTTCCAGGCGCCCGAATTCCTGGCGATCCGCGCCGCCGCGCTGGCCGATGGCCGCGGCGTCGACTGGGCGAAGGATGAACTGCTGCGCGCCGTCGGCGCCGGCGTCGCGCCGATCGCGCAGGGCTCGACCTTCACGCAGTCGCCGGCCGCCGGCGCGCCGCGCTTCCAGGGCGGCGACGACGCGATCGAGAAGTTCATGCGCGGCGCCGAGCTCCAGATCAGCGTGCGCGCCGGGCTCGAAACCGACAAGGCGAAGGTGCGCGAAGCGCGCGACGCCGAGCTCGGCGGCATGTCGCTCGCGGAGCTCGCCCGCGAATACTGCATCCGCCGCGGGCTCAATATCCGCGGCATGAACCGCGACCGGATCGCCGGCGTCGCACTGTCGCAGCGTTCCGCTGGCGTGATTTTCAACAACGTCGCGGCCGACTTCGCAAACCTGCTGGAAAACATCGCCGGCAAGGCGCTGTTGATGGGCTACGAAGAGCCGACCGAAACCTGGCGCATGATCGCGCGCCCGGGCGTGCTGTCCGACTTCCGCCAGGCGTCGCGCACCGGGCTTTCTGAGTTCGACGATCTGGCGATCGTGCGTGACGGCGCTGAATACCGCATGGGCACTTTCAGCGACCGCGCCGAGAAGATCCAGTTGACCAGCTTCGGCCGCCTGTTCCGCCTCTCGCGCCAGGCGATCGTCAACGACGACCTGGACGCGTTCGCCGCCGTGCCGCGCAAGATGGGCCGCGCCGCTGCGCGTACCGTCGGCGATGTGGCTTACAACGCGTTCCTGACCAACCCGCTGTTGAACCAGGACGGGCTGGCGCTGTTCGTCGCGGGCCACAACAACCTGATCACGACCGGCGCCGCGCTCGGCGCGCCTGGTGTCGCGTCGCTGTCGGGCATGAAAACCCTGATGGGCCGCCAGCGTGACGGCAGCAACCAGACCAACGGGCTGAACATCCGGCCGGCGCGCGTGGTGGTCCCGCTCGCGCTGGAGGACGCCGCGCGCACCTTGCAGACGGCGGAATTTAACCCGCTGATCACGGCGACCAATTCGGCGAGCCCGAATATCCACCGGGGCACCTTCGAGACGGTCGCCGACGCGCGCCTCGACAGTGTGAGCGCGACGCAGTGGTACGCGTTCGCCGATCCGATGCTCTACGACGTGATCGAGGTCGGATTCCTCGACGGTCAACAGGAGCCGTATCTCGAAAGCCGCGACGGCTGGTCCGTCGATGGCGTCGAGTTCAAGGTGCGGATCGACTGCGCGGCGATCCCGCTCGACTTCCGGACGATGGTCCGCAACAACGGCTGATGACTGCGCGCGCCGCCTGGCGCGCGCCTTTTCCGCTTCGGCGGCTGAATTGAAGGGGGAACGATGACGCGACTTTATGTGCAGGACGGCGCAACGATGGACTTTACCACCGTCGCCGCGGTCACTAACGGCGAGGTGCTGGAATTCACGAACGCGATCGGCGTCGCGCTGGCCGCGGCGAGCGCGGCGGGCCAGGTGATCCCGGTGGCAATGGAGGGCGTGTATCTGCTCGCCAAGGAAACCGGCGTCGCGTTCACGGTCGGTCAGAAATTGTACTGGGACACGGTGAACAACCGACTGGACGCGACGAATACCAACGTCGCCGCCGGCATCGCCTGGGCACCGGCCGGCAGCGCCGACACGACCGCGCTAGTGCGGATCAATTTCGGCGCGCCGCAGTAAGCCATGCCTGGAACCTATCCGTTCTGGCCGGGCTATCCTGGGCCGACGGTCGAGCGTTTCGAGAGCTCGATCGCCGGCTGGCGCGTGCCAAACAATGTGCAGCAAATTTTTGTTTCCGCCGTTTCGGGGGGCGCGGGCGGCGGCGGCGGAAATAGCACCGCGACGACCGGCGGCGGTGGGGGTGGTGGTGGGTCGGGTAAGGCCTATCACGATTTCCCGATCGCTGTTGTGCCAGGTGAAACGCTGACAATCTCGATCGGGGCCGGCGGCTCGGGCGGCGTCGGCGGCGCTGCGCCGACGGCCGGATCAAACGGCGGCGACACGACGATCACGCGCGATAGCGACGGCGCCGTCATATTCCGCGCCAACAATTCGATCGGGGGGCAGCCTGGCACAGCTACGAACGGCGGCGCCGGTGGCGGTGTTGGTGGATCGATCTATGGCGTTAACGGCGGCACCGGGGCAACGACCGCGGACGCCGGCGCCGCGACCGCAAGAGATGGCGTGCGGGAACAATGGTTGGGCTGTTACAGCGCCGGCGGCGGCGGCGGAAATAATGTCGGCGCGTCGCGACAAGCGATCGCCTGCCTCGGTCACACCGGAAGCAGTCTCGGCGTATTAAATGGCGGCGGCGGCGGCGGTAGTAACACGCTCGGGGTTAACGCGGTCGCACAAGGCGGTGCGGCCGGCGCGGCTGGCGCGACGCCGCCGGCTGGCGCCTATGGGCATGGCGGCGGCGGTGGCGGTGGGACGGGAACCGGCGGGGCGGGTGGCGCCGGCCGGCCGGGAATCATGTTTATCAGGTGGTGACCATGCGGATCGCAATGCTGAAGGGCGCAATAGTCGACAACGTGCTGGAAGCAGATCCAGAGTCCGCCGCGCTGTTGTGTGAGCGCCTAGCCTGCGATGGCTACATCATCGCGCCGATTGAAGATCGCGCTTTTTGGGCGCTTGGTCCCGGCGCAACCGTGCAGGGCATCGCGGCCGCGCGCATTCCCGGCTCGCTGGAAATCGACCGCGGCAAGATCACCGGCATCGTGCCGCCACCGGCTGACGCGTGACGCCGGATCGCACCCTGGCCGGCGAGCTCGGCGCGACGATCGCGGCAGACGTCGCGTCGCTGCTGTGGGGCGAGGCGTCGATCGGGCTGACCATCGACGGCGCGCCGGCGCGCGGCATTCTGCGCGAGTATTTCGGCCAGGTCGACGATCCGCGCGCGCCTGAAGTGTATTTGCCGGCGGCGGTGCTGCCGGCGGGCCAGCATGGCGCCTCGATTCAGATCGGCGCCGAGAATTTCGCGATCGAGGGCGTGCGGCCGGTGGCGCCGGGCCTGGTGCGCGTGCTGCTCGCGGCGTCGCCGGCGCCGCTGGTGGTCGGGCGTTTCGATTTCTCCAATCCGGATCAGTCCGGATCTTTCCTCGGGATCTTTTGAGCGATGGCAAATAATATCGACATCAAGGACGCGGCCGGCGCTACCGTCACGGTCGCGACGACCGAGGCCGGCGGCGTGCATACGCCGAAACACGCGATCGAGGGCGTCACGCCCGCATCGGGCCGGCTGCCGGTCGCCGCCGAGGGCTACGACGCCGGCGCCGGCAATTACCCGGTGGCCGTCGAGTCGATGCCCGCGTATGACGCCGTGAACGATCGCCTGAAAATCGCGGTGCAGTCGACGCTTGCGTATGACGCCGTGAACGATCGCCTGAAAATCGCCGTGCAGTCGACGCCAGGGTATGACGCGGCCGACGATATGGTTCGCGTCAAGTCGATGCAGAAGAAATTCCGCGACTCATTCACCGGCGCGTCCCTGGACGCGACCAAGTGGGCGAGCACGATCGGCACCGGCGGCGCGATCTCGCAGTCGGGCGGCCAGCTCACGATCGGATCCGGCACGACCGCAAGCGCCGAGACGTCGATCCTGTCGAACGAGACGTTTACGATCCCGTTTCGCGTGCAGATCGCGCTGACGCTTTCGCAGCGCATCGCGAATCAATCGTTCCTGGTGGAAGCGGTGAGCGTCGATCCGGTGACGCTCGCGCCCAACAATCTGCACGCCGTCGCGTGGCTGTTCGACGGCACGACCGCGACGCAGGCGAAATATCGCGTGCAGAATGGCGGTTTGACGCCGCTCGACTCCGCGGCGTCGACGGTGGTCACGACCGCCAGCGGCGGCCTGTACGAGCTCGAACCGTTCGCCGATGAGGCGTGGTTTCATTCGGCGACGCTCGACGCGACGACCGGGCGCGCCAACTCCTACCGCCGGCACCAACAAATCCCGGAGCCCAACGCCACTTATAAGCTGCGGCTGCGCTGGCTGAACGGCGCGACGCCACCGGCGAGCAATACCAACGCGGTGATCCAGTTCCTGGCGTGCCAGGACTACGCCGAGCTGACCGCCGAGATCACGGCCGGCCGCGGCCAGTCCGCCGCGGGGCAGGCGCTCGGCGTCGCCGTGACGACGGCACTGCCGGCCGGCACCGCCGCGCTAGGCTCGGTGACGCTCGGCGCCGGCGCCGCCGCGATCGGCTCGGTGAGCGTCACCAATGGTCAGGCCGCGCACGACGCCGTGATCGCCGGCAACCCGATGCGGATCGCGGCGCGCGCACTGTCCGCCGCGTATGCGACCGTCGCGACCGGCGACCAGGCCGATCTGGTGTCGACCTTGCAGGGCGTGCTGGTGACGCGCCCGTTTCAGATCCCGGAACTGGAATGGTCCTTTGCGTCGCCGGCCGGCGGCGTGGTCAATACGACCGATGTAGTGCTCGCCGCCGCCGCAGGCGCGGGCCTGCGGCGCTACATCACCGGGCTGCAACTCAGCAATGCCAACGCGACCGCAACGGAAGTCGTATTGAAGGACGGCGCGACCGTGATCTGGCGCGGCAACTTGCCCGGCAACGCCGAGAACGTCGCGATCCAGTTCCCGGATCCGCTCAAAACGACCGCGAACGCGGCACTCAATTTCGCATGTATCACGACCGCCGCCGCCGTCTACGTCAACGCGCAGGGCTACACCGCCGCATGATCGCCGAGATCGTCATCGACGACGCGCAGCGCCTCGACGGCGCCGCCTGGCAGGTATGCGCGACCGTCGGCCAGGCCGGCGCGCTCGCGCGCGTGCCGTTCGTGCTCGACGATGCGGCCGACGGGCTCGACGAGGCCGCCGGCGCCGCCGAGCTGGTCGCCGCGATTGCGCGGCGCTACGGGGCCGCATGAGCGCGATCGATCTGCGCCTGGACTCCCGCGCGTTCGACGCGGAGCTCCGCGACTTTCGCGCGCGCCTGGCGCGGGCGAGCGCGCAGGCCGTGCCGCGCGCCGAGGCGCGCGCGCTTAATCGCGCGGCGGCGCACGCCGCGACGCGCACGCGGCGCGAGCTCGCGACCGTCAAGCGCCTCCCGCAAAAGCTCTTGAAGCGCCGGATCTCAAGCTACCAGGCGAGCCCGCAGCGCCTGACGGCGCGCGTCTGGGTCGGCACGAAACGCAAGATCGCGCTCGCCGACATTCCCGGCGCGCATACCGCGCTCGCCGGCAAACGCGCGGGCCAGGTGCGCGCGGGGCGGCTCGCGGTGCAGACCTTCAAGGCGACGATGCCGAGCGGCAAAACCGGGCGTTTCGTGCGCGTCGAGCCGGGCCAGCGGCGCACCGCCGGCCGGCCGCCGACGAGCTCGCCGAATCTCCCCATTGAAGAGCCCGCGATCCGGCTGCAACCGGAAGCGGGGCCGATTCTCGAACGCGCCGCGGAAACCGCGCTGCGCACCGTCTATGTGAGTGAGCTGCGGCGCCTGCTGGCGCGCGCGCTCAAAATTTAAAGGAGCGCATACCATGCCCGCGGAAATCGGCACCGGCACGACGATCACATTCTCCAGCGGCTTTTTTGCCGAGATCACGGCACTGCGGCACAACGGCATTGAGCGCCCGGCGATCGATCAGTCGCATTTCGGCACGACGACCGCGCGCAGCTTTCGGCCGGGCGCG